TTCTCTGTCAGCAATTCTTCTAATGTTTTGGAAGATATTCAATAATGATGGTTTTGATGTCATCACCAACTCTTCCATGAAACCTGGTTTGTTCTTATACGCCAACATCAATTTGTTTGTTGCTAATCCCAAAGCCATTCTGTTTTTCTGTAAAGACTTATCCTTATCCAAACGGAAGATGAAATTCATAATATCTTGTGGTTCCAAACCATACTTAGCAAAGTCAGCAGAATCCACAGTAGAAATCAATGTGATATCCTCAGAAGGGAAGATATCCTTTGGTGACATAATATCTGAAATGGTAGCAACATTTGAACGTGACGGTCTGAATGAAGTTGCCGTATCACCCTCAACACCACTTTGAGAATCATGGTGGTCAGTATGGATAACGAACATCGGTTTACCGTGAGCAAAGTCAACCAACACAGGCATCGTATCACCTGTAGCGTCTTGCTTCTTAACCGCAAACTCCTTATCACCGTATTGAATGATTTCAGCATCAACCACTTTGATACCGTTATCCTCCAAATAGTTTTTCATTGCCAAAGCAGTCGTTACACCATCCAAATCTTGGTGGAAGTAAATCTTCGCTTTCTTATATCTCTTGGCTAGTTCACCTATATTACGTAAACCCGATTCATTAATTAATTGTTTCATTATGATAAAAATATTTCACTTTCTTTATTTCTTCTGTCAACACCGCCCGCAGTTCTAAATGATTTGATTTGTTCCGCAGCTCTTTTCATATCACCTTTCTTCACACTTTGAATGAAATCCGATGTCCTTACCGCATCACAACCAGCATTAAATACTAACGATACCAAAGCATCAAATTGTCCTTGAGTAATTTCGTAATTTAATCCTTTTGACTTCCACTCTTTGAAGATTCTTCTCACACAATCCGCAGATTCCGCAGCATCGTCATATAAGAATTTCAACGCAATATCATTAGATATCTTCATACCTTTAATCACACCCTCAGTATGACCATAACCTATGGTCCAAATACCTTTAGTGTCCTTATATGCTTTTAACATTGGCTCTTTGATACCCCCGACTCTTTTCTTTGGATTACCCTCAAAGTTTTTAATGTTATCCCAAAAGACCTGACTCGCCTTCATAACCGAACCATCTTTCTTCTGTTCCATCAAATAACCCTTTTTTGTTGCCGTTTCGTGTAGAGTCAATATTCTTTTCTTTTCTGACTCATCTATCCTGTGTGGTCTCATTTACAAAATCTTTACTAATAAATATCCATATAAAGAAAAAACCCCTTATTTAGGGGTTTTACTTAAAAGTGATACTGAGCAAGATAAAATATTATCGAACCAAGCTCTTTCAGGTCCTTCTAATTGGTCTTTCTCAAACCACACAACTTCATTGTCAGTGGTGGTAATAATTAGTGTCTCATTATCAATTACCTTAATGTTTTGAATGCTCATCTACTACGATTTCTAATTGCTGTTGGTTTAGTTTATACTCTTTGAGTCTTTCCTTAGCAACCTTTACATAGTTTTGTGAGATGTCACAACCCAACCACGGTCTTCCCAACATCTCAGCGGCTAAACATGTAGTACCAGAACCATTGAATGGGTCAAAGACCACATCCTCTTTGTATGATAATATCTTAATCGCTCGATAAGGAATGTCTAATGAGAATGTCGCCTTAGTCTTTTGTTGTGTATCTGCAAAATAATTCCATTGTCCAAATACCAATGACATAAAGTCTTTCTTATCCTTCTCATCGTAGACCAACTTCTTTCTGAACTCTCCTTCAATCTTTTCGTTGGGTACCATCTGATACTCACCTTCCCATTGAGGTGTTCCCTTAACCTGTTTCTTAGAAACATTCTTATACGCTAAGATAACACACTCCTTTGGATTGTAGATGTATGGTGCAGATGGACTCATCCAACTTCCCCACGCAGTTGTCTTACTTCTATGTGGTGAACTCTCCTCCAAATCTACGATTCCAAAGAACCCAAAACCCAGCTGTTTCATCACCTGCCAAACCTCTGAAGAGAAATAAATACGACCACCTTTCTTCTGACGGTTAATCTCATAAGGAATGTTCACCGCAATACGACCATCATCTCTTAGGACTCTGTACGCAGCACTCAACCACTCACGAGTAAATCTCATATACTCATCAAAGTATTTATCGTCGTCCCAACTGTCATAGTCGATACCCACACCATAAGGTGGTGAGGTAACAATCAAGTCAACCGACTTCTCCGGCATTTCATTCATAAACTTCACTGACTCAGAACAGTGAATATCCCCAATTAATTCTTTCATTTCTTTCATTCTCCTTTATTAAAAAACCCAATCAAAAATACTACCAACGATAAAGGCCATAATACAATAACAAACAATCGTTCTCCACCAGTAAATCTTTGGTCCGTCACCTTATCAACCAATGTCTCTAACACAAGTCCAGTGACTGCACCTATTAAAAGATATTTCATTAAAAACGATAACATTATTCCATCGTTTTAATTCTTCTCTCCAAATACCATAACGCTTTTTTCATGTCTTGTAAAGGTGGGTTACCATCTTTCTTACCACTTCTAACGATATATTTTAGTACGTTGAACAGATAGGCATCTTTATCCAATCCTGTTGCCTCAGCAATCTTAACAACCTCATAAGGGTTCTCTTCCCCACCGTAATGGTCGGGGTGATTTACCATCTCCTTATTCATATTAAACTTGATTTTTTAGTTTGTAGTAACCATTAAACTTCACTTCCTCAAATATTCCCATATCAATACCCCTATTAATCACTTCTTGTGTTTCTTCAATAGTCTTTTTAAGGATGTATTTAGCCAAATAAGTAATGTGAATTGGTTGTCTCATCTTTGGGGCTAAAAGTTCAAAATCGGATTTTTGTTTTCTCATGTTTCTTTTATTTATAATTATTCTTCTATTTTCCAGTTGTCATAAGGAATCATCTCAATGGGGTGTTCTTTGAAGAATGATGAGTGTATGTAAGTCTCAGGATTATTCTCCTTTCTGTCCATATACGCACCCCAAAAAGATAATGTCGAATTTGATAATACATGTTTATCACATCGTGACATCAACTCCATACAAATATAAGGGTCATCATCGATAAAACGTAATTGTGACCTACGAATTGGTGAATTTGTATAAAATATTTTTTGAGCTGCCTTCAAATTGTCAGAGAAAATAAGAACGTTATCATACTTAGTCTCCACCAATGAGTCCACTTTTTCGAGTACCCACTCCATTGGTACTTTTTCAACAGGCATGAAATCCGTATCATTACCCAGTCTCAAATGAACCGATATTGTCTTATTTTGAAATAAGTTTCCATAGTGATAATACATCCAATCCCTTAGTTCCTCATCCAAAGTGAACATATCTAAAAGGTAATCCCTATTGTGGTGCCAGTATCGGTAATTAAAGAAATAACCCTGTACAATAAAAGGTGGTGCTTGACCCTGAGCAATGTCAACGAACAAACCTGACTTACCAGTATCTAATTCATATGCAAAGTCCTGATTAAACCACCATTGATACGCATTTGGTCTTGTATTGAACCACGGTAACTTTGGATACACTTCACCCAACGATACTGGTCGGTCTTGTAATATATGTCCACCCCACGGTTCAAAGTGATGATTACGAGCAAACTTATTTAACCTATGTGACCATCGTGAACTTTCAGATTGATGAGTAGTCCAATACCCAATGAGAGGTCTAAGGTTATTGTCTTTGGCATATGAAAGAATCGTTGAAACCTGAAACATCATATTACCTAAACCACCAGCCAATACAACAGAAATCGTATCGTCTGTGATTTCAATGTTTATTGGTTTTCTAAGTATACCTTTTGGATGGTATAGTGAAGGGTCTGAAAAATTAATCTTCTCCATACTCTAACATTTCTATAATTGTATCTTTATGAAGTCCTGAATTGAACTTCTCATAAAACTTAGATGACAACATATCCATAATCAATCCATCCGCATTGAATAGTTGTTCTAGCTTTTCGTTAGATGTTCTGAGGATACTTTCTTTTGTTATGAATCTTTTGTTGAAACCCATTTATGTTCTGAATTAAGTCTTACTGAAGTTATATGTTCCATGTTCCACTCTTGTGGACCAATCAAAGATAAGAAATATTTTCCATTATTTCTAATGTACAGGTGATAAATTTCACCAATAACAGGTTCAAAAGAATAGTTGGAGTTGTAAATCATATTGTTTAACTCAACCTCATCGATTAAGTGATTATACTCATCCACTAACTCTTTGTACTTCGCACTAAATGTCTTCTGAACTCTGTTAACACCTCTCTCTTTGAATGCACCTACGTCATCTAATTTAATGACAGGACCACTTACATTGGTCGAGTAAGGTAATATT